ATCATTGTTGGCGACTTTGCAAACGGCAACATCTACACGTTTGACTTGGATGTGTACGCTGACAACGGCGGCATCCAAAAGTGGTTGCGGTCGTGGCGGGCGCTGCCTACTGGTCAAAACAACCTAAAGCGCACCGCGCAGCACAGCTTGCAATTGGACTGCGAAACTGGCGTTGGTTTGAATTTGTACCCTGCGTATGACAGCGAAAATATTGACACTGAGGCGGGGCTAGACCTTGTAGCCGAATACGTGCAGACGTTTTTGGCCACGCAAGCAGGCGACACCTTGACCACCGAGGCAGGCGATGGTTTTGAGCCGCTTGGGCAGTACGAACTATCAGATGAAGACATTAACGGCTACAACCTGATAACCAATTCTTACCCTGCGGCACCAGGCTACAACCCCGAGGTCATGCTGCGCTGGTCGGATGACGGCGGTCACACATATTCAAACGAGCATTGGTCATCAATTGGAAAACTTGGCGCGTATGGGCACAGGACTTTCTGGCGTAGGCTGGGCATGACACTAAAGCTGCGCGATAGAGTCTATGAACTTTCTGGCACTGATCCGGTAAAAATTGCCATCGTGGGCGCGGAATTGATCGTAAGCCCGACCAATGCCTGATTATGGTGACTTCGGTACCAAACACTTCGCAAATCACGCCGCCCCGCGTGCCGCTTACTGACGAGCGCACGGGGGCAGTTTCGCGTGAGTGGTATCGCTGGTTTTACAACATCTACAACATTACTGGCGGCGGTACTGGCATCACGCCAATTGTCAATGGTGGCACGGGGCTGGGGACTATTCCCACCAACGGCCAACTGCTAATCGGCAATGGCACAGGATATACCCTTAACACGCTAGGTTTTGGCGCTGGCATTTCAGTCACCAATGGGTTAGGCACGATTACGGTAGCCAACACGGGCGTCTTGTCGTTCGCAGGCGGCACTACTGGCCTGACCCCCGCAGCGGCCACCACGGGCGCTGTAACGCTTGCAGGGACGCTGATTGCAATTAATGGTGGCACAGGGTTTGGCTCTTACGCTATTGGCGATCTGTTGTACGCCGACACAACAACCACTTTGGCAAAACTGCCTGATGTTGCCACTGGCAACGCGCTTATTTCGGGCGGCGTAAATACAGCGCCAGCATGGGGCAAGATTGGCCTGACAACCCATGTCAGCGGCGTACTGGCTGTGCCCAATGGCGGTTCGGGCGCGGCGACTTTAACTGGCTATGTCAAGGGCAACGGCGCTGCGGCTTTTACGGCAGCGGCTACAATTCCCAACACTGACATTACTGGCTTGGGCACCATATCCGTCAAGAACATTGGCGCAACTGGATCATTTACCACCGTCGATCTAAAGACAGTCACTGTCACTGACGGCATTATTACGAGCATCGTATGATGCAATTAGCTTGCGGTCAAGAATTTAATCTTGCGGAAATTACGCCGGACAAAGTGTTGGCGTTGCAAGATGAATTGCTTAAAATGCCGCAAGCCGACATTGTTACAGAGCATACGTTTTTGCCCAAGGTTTACGAGCGCAAGATTACGATCCCGCCTTGGGTCGTGTTGACGGGCGCGGAACACAAAACGCCCTATCGCGTTCGGCTAGAAAAGGGCACAATTGCGGTAAATACAGAAGATGGCGTAAAAGTGCTCACCGGCCCCTGCGAATTTGAAGCGGCTGCCGGTATGCAACGGGCGGGGCGGGTGTTTGAAGATGAAGTGGTGTGGGTTGATGTTTACGACAACCCAGACGACTGCACCGACATTGCTGTGCTAGAAGACCGTTTGTATGTGGTGCCTGAGTGCGGGCTTGGCGATAGTCGGACAGAAGCACAGAAAGCAAAAATTGCTTACCGTGCTTTTTTGTACCAAATTGGATTGGATACGGATAGCGTAAACGATGCAACGGCAAGTGTTTTTACGACAAACAAATTTACCTACGACATCTGTGATGTGGTAGCACGTAAAATGCAACGCAAGGGGAAATAATATGGCTGGATGGATGGCAGCAGCAACAGTCGCAAGTGCTGTAATTGGTTCTAGCGCGTCTAGGAGCGCAGCAAAAGCGCAAGCAGGCGCGGCTGACCGTGCGGCTGAGTTGCAACGCGAACAGTTTGAGCGTCAAGTTGAACTGCAAGCCCCGTTCCGCGAGGCCGGTGTTCGTGCGTTGCCGGAACTAGAAACAGCGTCTAGGTACACGCCGTTTGGCATGAAGCAGTTTACTGCTGACCCAGGCTACGGATTCCGTTTGGCGGAAGGCCAAAAAGCACTTGATCGTCAAGCCGCTGCCCGTGGCGGGTTGATTTCTGGCGGCGCTCTCAGGGCCGCGCAACGCTACGGCCAAGAGATGGGTAGCCAAGAATACACCAACGCTTTCAATCGTTACCAAACTGAGCGTCAGGCTCGTCTCAACCCACTGCAATCTTTGGCCGGTGTCGGCCAAACCTCAGTAGCCCAATTGGGTGCTGCGGGGCAAAGTTATGCAACCGGCGCAGGCGAAGCTATAGGTGCTGCTGGGCAAGCCCGTGCTTCTGGCTACATGGGTGGCGCTAACGCTTTGTCACAAGGCTTAAGCCAGTACATGGGCTACAGTCAAGGCCAAGATCGCAATGCGTTGTTGGCGCGTGCTATTGGCGGTGGTGGTGGCGGCGGCTATAACGTAGGCACAGAACCCTACGCTGGTTACAACGCTTCGATTGGACTTTAATCATGGCACTCGTAAACCCCAACATTGCAATGAGTTATCGCGGCGTAGAACTGCCGCAGCAGAACGCGCTGGCTGACTACGCCGCCGTCCAACAGATTCAAAGCGGTCAGCGTCAAGCTGAAGTCTCGCAGATGCAGATTGAGCAGATGCGCCGTGATCAAGCTGCGCTGGCTAAGATGCAAGCCGCTATCACAGCAAAGGGTGGCCCATCCGACTTAAATGTGGCGGCTGAAGAAATGATTAATTCGGGCATTCCCGAATACTTCAAGCAAGGCTTGGTTATCAAGCAAACGCTTGACAAGCAAAGCCGGTTTGCCAAATTGCTTGACCCAACTAGTGGCGCTGCTCCTGCTGCTGCACCAGTAAGCGAAGCCTACCCAGGCTACAACGAAAAGATCGGCATGACCAACGCCCTTGCGCCAGCGCCTGCTGCGCCGGTCAACGCTATGGATGACATGCGTAGAAGAATTAATGAAGCATACAAAATTGGCACGCCAGAAGCGCTGGCGTTTGCTAAAGCGGGTGAAGAACGATTGAAGCCAACTACAGATGTGTCTTCCATGCAAGCGTTGGGATTTGCATCAACGCCAGAAGGTTTTGCTAAATTTAAAGCCGCTCAATTTGCGCCTGCCGCGCCCGTAGCGCCAACAGATATTGCAAAATTGATAAAAGAGCGCGATGCGTTTCCAGTAGGTAGCCCTAACCGTGCACTGTATGACCAAGAGATTGCAGACCGCCGTGCTACCGCAGAAAATGCTCGTCAGCGTTTGGCGTTTGACCAAAACAAATTTAACTGGGAAAAAGCCAATCCTGGCTTTGAACTCAGAGAAGCAGATGACGGCTCAGTGGTTGGCGTCAACAAGCGCACGTTGCAAGCGTTCCCTGTCACTATTGGTGGCGGTGCTGCTCCAGCAGCAGGCGGCGCTGGTATGCCTAGCGCTCGGGTGCCTGCACCTCAAGCGCCTTTGGCTGGCGCAACGCCTACAGCAGCGCGGCCATTGATGGGCAAACCAAAAGAAGCACCAGTTAAATTTAACGACACGGATTTGCAACTGTCTGGTTTGGCTGGCTCACTTCAAGACTTCAAAAAAGAAGTCGCTAAAGATGTATTTACAGGGGCTAAATTTCTTCCAACTGGTCAAGATACGGCCAGAATGCAGGCTAAGTACACAGCCCTGTTAATGGGCGTCAAAGACTTGTACACACTTGGCGCATTGACCGGCCCTGACATGGGTATCATTGAGTCGCAACTTACCAACCCTGCTTCATGGTCTGGTAAATTTACGACCAAAGAGGGTTTTGAAGCACAGATTAAAGTTATTGAAGATATGTTAAAGCGCAGCGCAACAAATCTTGAAAATACTTATGGCCGAGTACCAAAAGCTACTAAAAAAGCTCTTGGAAATTTGCCAAGCGGTGCGGGTAGCGAAAACGATCCTTTGGGACTTCTTAAAGGAAATTAAATGGCAACGCTTGCTGAATTCCGCGCACAGTACCCTCAGTACAACGAGGTGCCAGATGTTAAGTTGGCTGACTCGTTGCACCAAAAATTTTATTCGTCCATTCCAAAAATGGACTTTTACAAGACCATTGGAATTGGTGCTGAATCTTTGATACCAGGCGGCGAAGGCCGCATAACTGGCATTCCCCAACCAAAAGTCTCCATGCGTGACCGCATCATGGGCGTGATTGAAACGCCTGCGGCACTTGTTGGTGGCCTTGCTGGTGGTTTAGCTTCAATTCCTGCGGCAATATACGGAAATTTGTCTAGCCCTGCGCCATCTGGATCACCAGAAGCTAGGGCTGCGGGTGAGGCAATGGCGGCAAAGACTCGCGCTCAGTTCTACCAGCCCCGCACCGAAACTGCTAGAGACATTCTTGGCGCTGTTGGTAAAGTGACAGAGAGTCTGCCTCCCGTGTTGGGTGGCAGTCTTGGCACAACATTAAATGCGTTGGCTGGCCCAGCCGTGCGGCAAACTGCGGCTGCTGTGCGGCCAGTAGTTTCACAGGCTGTTGCACCAGTGCAAAATGTTTTAGCCAATGCGATGACCCGCAAGCAACCAGACATGGTTGGCATGGGCGCAGCTAGCACAACAGAAGACTTGATGCGCCAGCAGCGTTTAGAACAGTTTGGCATCCGTGCCACGGCTGGTGAGCGTGAACGCAACTTGCAAAAGCAGCAGTTTGAATCTGAAGTTCAACGTGGTGCGGTTACTGGCATTTCAGAAAATGCAAAGACTGCATTGTCTGAGCAAATGCGAAGATTTGAGGCTGGTAAGAAACAAGACATTGTTAGAAATTTTGAGCGCATGACCGCTGAGACTGGCGCTAAAGTTGCTGATCCAACCCAATTGCGTGCTGTTGGCAAGATTGTTGACAAAGCCTTAAATAATGAATTTACAAAAGATTTTGACAATTACAAATTACTGTACAACAAAGCAGACAATGCTGGCGAAACTTTGCAACAAGTTCCATATCAAAGTTTGTTGGACTACATCAACACCAAGACGCCTACGGCCCGAGGCAAACTTGATCCGATCTTAGATTCGGTGGCTGAGTCGTTGGCAATGAATGACCCTAACAAGACGGGCACAATTACTGTGCGGGCAATTGAGGACATTTATCAACAAATTGGTAAAGTTAAAAATTCGCCAAGCGCTCCAGAGATGAAAAAAATAATTACCCAAATAGGTGAAGGTGCAGGCGGTGAATTTTATCAAGCCTCTAGAGCAGCACGCGAAAAATTGTCTAAAAAGTTTGAAGATGTTTACCGTGTTGACAAGCTGCTTGGCACAAAGGCTGGTTATGTTGATCGTCAAGTGGCGCTTGATGATGTGTTTAAATATGTGGTGCTTGACGGCTCGTTGGAGGAAATGCGAACTGTCACCACATTGCTAAAGAAGGCTGGCCCAGAAGGCCGTAAAGCCTATGCAGAACTGCAAGGTCAAACCATTCAGCAGATGAAAGAAATGCTCACCAAGGGTGATCAGATGTCTTTCAAGAACCTGAACACATTCATCAATCAGTTGGACAATGAGGGCAAGCTAGACTATATGTTTGGCAAAACTGGTCGCAATCAAATTACTGATTTGCGGGATGCCATCAAAGATGTGGTGGTCAAGGAGCCTGGCGCTGTGAATTATCCAAACACCGCAGGCGTTGTACTTCGGGGTTTGGAAATTTTGCAAAAATCGCCAATCAAAATACCTTTGATTCAAACAGCCGCCGAATTTGCCCGTACACGCCAAGTCAAAAAACAGGTTGAAAAAGCCTTGGAGCAGCCTAACCAGTTAGCGCCAACGCAACAAAATCAAAACGCAATGAGGCGCTAAATGGACTACCAAGTCTTGTTCAACGGCGCGGTTGTTCTGGCGTCTTT